TTTGTATTAACATTCTCAGATGATAAAACTAGAACCCCTGAAGTAACACCAATAAGCACAAGCGATTTGGATAAAAGCTATTTAGCACTCCAAGAACTATTAGTACAAAACATCCTGTCAGGGCATAGGGTGACTTCTAAGACACTTATGGGGTTGGATAGTACTAATGGCTTCTCAAGCAATACAGATGAGCTTATAAACGCTGCAAACTTCTATTTAAACACCGTTGTAAAACCGTTCCAAGATCAGATGGTTAAACAACTAAGAAAGATATTTCAAATTAACAATATGGATTTGCCTGTTAATTTTGTACAATTAAAACCAATAACAGTTCAGTTTGACTCTAAGACAATAAGAGAAGTAATGACTACTGATGAAATTAGGGAAGAACTAGGACTTGAACCATTAGGAGATGAAGATACAGTTGAGCAAGAAGTAAAGTTTAGCAAAGTTGGAATGATAGATGGCGAACCTGTTTTTAGTACAATAGAAGAAGCACAGGCACACGCAAAGACAAAAGGATGTGAGGGTTATCACGAACACGAACTAGAGGGAGAAACTGTTTATATGGCGTGTACAGGACACGAAGAAGCAACAGATATGAAAGCTGAGAAAACTGAGTTAGAGAAATTTATTGCTGAATGTGGAGAAGATATGCCTGAAGAATGGGAGTTAGTAGATGAAGAAGTAGTAGATGGAGAACATCAAGACTTTGACTTTGAAAAAGAACTTAACAATATAGTTAATGAAAAGATAGAACTTGCATCAACAGGAACTGCAAGACCAAACGCAAGAAGTGTGCAAGATGGAGTTAATAAAGACTTTAGTGATTATTACAAAGTTAGATATGTTTATACTAAAGATAACTTTTTAAGACAAGAGGGAGAAACAAGAGAATTTTGCAGATTAATGATGGCTGCTAAAAAGATTTACAGAAAAGAGGATATAGTAAGATTAAACAATATTGCAGTTAATCCAGGTTGGGGTGCTCGTGGTGCTGCCACTTATTCTATTTGGTTAGCTGATCAACACGAAGAATGTTGTAAGTCATTGAAAAACAATAAGTTAGAACTTTACAAAGGTGGTGGAAACTGCCATCATTTTTGGCTAAGACAGATTTACAAAACATCTTTAAGAGGTGCAAAAAGCAACATAAAACCTAGTGAAGTAATCTCATATACTAAAGCATTATCTGAGGGATTTACTGCAAAAAGAAATGATAACTTGGTGGCAAGACCGCCAAAGAGAATGAAAAATAACGGATTTTTAGAACCAAGATAGATTATGGCATACGTATTATTTATATCAGAAGAGAAGCTAAAAGATAGCACAGCGATTAACTTAAATGTAGATGTAAATCTATTACTCCCATATTTAAGACAGGCACAAAAACTTTATGTTGAAACTAAGTTGGGAACAGATTTAACACAAAAGTTGAAAGATGAAATAACCGCAGGAACTTTAGCAGGTGCTTATAAAACACTTGTTGATGACTATATAGGAGATATGCTGCCAAACTGGGCATTTTATCACGCTATTCCTTTTTTAAGATTTAAAATCGAGAATGGAAATATATATTCTAAGACTTCAGAAAATGGAACTGCTTTATCAACTGCCGAAGCACAACACCTTAGAGAAGAGGTTAGAAATACTGCTGAGTATTACACAGAAAGAATGATAGATTATGTTAGAAACAATATATCAAGTTTTCCTGAGTACAATACAAATAGTGGTGCGGATGTTTCTCCTGATTCCAATGCGTACTATGCAGGAATGAATCTTGAACGACCAATACAAAGAGGAACTAAATTAACTTTAAGAGATTTTTTATCAGCAGGTGACTAATGAAGAAACACTATAAACCAAAAACACAAAATATAACTAAGCTTAAATCCTACTTGGAAACTAAGCCAAAATCAAATAAAAATGAACGATTTAAAAGACACAATACAAGTAGGACTAGCTAACGGTTCAGCTATTGGAGTATCTTTAGTTGAAGCAAATGAACTATTAACTTTTGTTTCACTTTTACTAGCAATAGCATTTACTATTTATAAATTTATGTTTTATGAAAAAAAGAAAGCTAAATAGCAAAAACCCTAAATACCTAAAAGAAATAGCACAAGATGAGAATGCTATTAAGACTCTTGCTCAAGAAATTAAAGGAGTTAAAATTTACACTATTAAATATTCTAAACAATAATATTTTGGAATTAAAATACTTTAAACTATCAGAATTTGATAGTCCTGATGAACCAGGTTCAGGTTCAAAAATGGATAAAAAGTTTCTTGAGAAACTTGACTATGCTAGACATAATGCAGATGTTCCTTTTAAAATAAATAGCGGATATAGAACTAAGGAATGGAATGCACACATAGGGGGTCGTGTTGGTTCTAGCCATATAAAAGGATTGGCAGCAGACATCCATTGTAATGGAAGTAGGGATAGAGCATTAATCATCAAATCTTTACTTGAAGTAGGAATTACAAGAATAGGAATCGGCAGAACTTTTATACATTGCGATGTTGATAAGAAAAAAGACCAAGATGTTTTTTGGCTATACAATTAAAATAAATTTACTAATTCAAAAATAAATAACAATGAAAGAATTTTTATCGAAGTACTTAATCGGACAAATGTTCAAATCTAAAAAGTTTTGGTATGCAGTAAGCTCAGTTGTAGTTCCTGCTATTGTAACTTATTTAGGAGTAGATGAGCAAACTGCAACAAATCTTTATCAAGCTATTTTAGTTCTAATCGTAGGACAGGGGATTGCTGATGTCGCTAAAAAATAATAGATATAGATTAAAGCCACACGAAATAGTGGCACTACAAAAGATGCGAGAAACCGAGACTAGAAACATTCTAGTTATCGGTGACTTGCACGAGCCATTCTGTTTAGATGGCTACTTAGACTTCTGTATAGAACAATACGAAACCTACAACTGTAATCAAGTAATTTTTATTGGAGATTGCGTGGATTCACACGGATTCTCATACCACGAACCTGACCCTGATGGAATGTCAGCAGGGAATGAATTATCATTAGCAATTAAAAAAATTTCTAAATGGTATAAAGCGTTTCCTAATGCTGATGTATGTATAGGGAATCACGATAGAATGGCTAGTCGTAAAGCTATGACAGGCGGCATTCCTGGTGCTTGGATAAGGTCTTATAATGAAGTTTTGGGAACTCCTAATTGGAATTGGGTTGAATCAGTAGTATATGATGATGTTTTATATGAACACGGAGAGGGTGGACAAGCTCAAACCAAAGCAAAAAATAATCTAATGTCTAGCGTTTGCGGACATACTCATACTGAAGCATATTGTAAATGGTTTGTAGGAAAGAGATACCGCATCTTTGCTATGCAGGTGGGGTGTGGCGTAGATTCATCAACTTATGCCGCTGCATACGCTAGAAATTACAAGAAACAAGCTATTGGCTGCTCAGTTATACTTAACAACGGAACACTCCCCATTAATCTATTAATGCCTTTATAATGAAAATAAAAGACTCTACAAAGCTAACTTTATTCTATTTTTTACTTATATTTATAGTATTAATCCTTTCTTTATAATCTCAATAATACAGTTTCTTATCTAGTAAAAACACTGTTAACACTTAAGTTGTTGATAACTTTGTGCGAAATTGTGTTGAAAAGTGATTTTTATTTGTACTTTTGTATCATAATTAAAACAAAAACTAAAATGAAATTAACAAACAACAAAACAGGACATTCTTTTAATTTAAGTAATGAGGATGTAAAAGCTTTCTTTGAGGTTGAAAATTCAAGAGGGCAAAAAATCAACAAGCAAACAGATTATACAATTAAAGACACTTCTAAAGAAATAAGTGGGATTCAATTCTTTATATGTTGTGTATCTTTATTTGCATTATCAATAGGTTCATTTTTATTATATATACATTTAAACTACTAATTATGAAAATAGAATCTTATATTAAAGGAATGCGTCAACTATATGTTGATCCAAGAGAATGCACAGAATTTGTAACATTATGCGAAAACTGTCAGGGAGAAATGGAAGATTGGGAAGTATCTGAATATGATGACACCTGTTATGAATGTGTAGAACAAATAGAATTAGATGAAGAATATAAAAACGAATAATAATTATAAAATTAAAACAATGACACCAATAGATTTAGAAAGACAAGAACTAGAAAAACAATTTTTAAAAATGCCTGAGCTAGAAAAGATAGAAAAACCAAAGCTAGAAGATTTAAAAAAAGAACTTCCTTATAAGTGGCGAGTTCAATCCGTTAAATACGGAAAAGCAACTTGCGTGGCTTATATAGATGCAAGAGACTGTATGGATTTATTAGATGAGGTTGTAGGTGCTGAGAATTGGAGAAAATCATACTATTCAGCAGATGGACTTTTGTTTTGCAAATTAGAAATATTTAATGGCAAAGAATGGGTATCGAAAGATGACACAGGTTCAGAAAGTAATGTAGAAAAAGACAAAGGGCGTGTTTCAGATGCTTTTAAAAGAGCCTGTGTTTGTTGGGGAATAGGTAGGTTTTTATATCGACTCCCTATTCAAACTCTACAAGCTAAAAAACATACTAATGGAAGGGAATATCCATATTCTCCTGAAAAGAACAAGATAATATTTGATGGAGAAACTTTAACGAAGTATATAAATTGGAAAATTAATAATAACTAAAATAAATAAAAATGGAAGTAAAAGGAAAATTAATCAACAAGCTGCAAAGTGAAGCAGGAACAAGCAAAGCAGGTAAAGCGTGGGTAAAACAAAGCATAGTGATAGACACAGAAACAGACTTTTACAATATCATAGCTATTCAATTTTTTGGAGAAGATAAAATAAAGCAATTAGAAACTTTAAAAGTTGGAGATATTATTTCAGTTGATTGCAATGTTTATTCAAGAGAATATAAAGGTAGATATTTTCATAACATAAATGGATGGAAAATTGCCAAAGAAAGTAAGTCAAACGATGAGGGATTTGTTACTCCTGATGATATGCCATTTTAAAATGAGAGCAGAAGAAAACTTTAAAGACTTATGTGACTTAACAACATCTTTGTTAGGATTAGACAAAGGTTCTTTAGCGTATAAGAGCAGACATCAGAAATATCAGATACCTAGAAGCGTTGTAAGTGTTATAGCTAGAATGGTAGATGAAACACATCCTAATATAATTGCAAAAGGTATTAAAAGAGATAGAACTTCTGTTTATCATTATGAGAGAAACCACAAATCAAATTATAGGTCATTTCCTAAATATAGACAGATTTTTAATAAAATATACAATGCCTACTCTAACTTACAGGGTGCAAAAAGAACCTTTGTTAATTTAGACCATTTAAAAAGACATTTAAGAGATAATGGTGTGAGAAGTAGTGATAAACACCAAGTTACTTTAAGGATTAGTTCAGGTGAAGTTCAAGCTGATATTAAAGTTTCTTATCGTGATTTTTATAATCAGCTAGAAAATTGTAAGTTAGCACTCCAAGATTGCAACTATAACTTAGAGATTATATGAAAGAAAAACCAAACTATTATGCGGTAATTCCTGCTGAGGTAAGATATAGCAAAAAGCTAACACCAAACGCTAAATTGCTTTATGCAGAAATTACTGCTCTATGTAATATGAATGGTAAATGTATAGCCTCTACTCAATACTTTTGCAAACTATATGAAGTTAGCAGATCATCAATTCAAAATTGGCTACGCTTATTAGAAAATAATAATTACATAACTAGAGATGTAAAATATAAACAGGGTAGTAGAGAAATTGAGTCTAGGTGTATCAAATTGGTGGACAACCCTATGTTAAAAATATCAACAGATAATACTAATATAAATATAACTAATACTAATCTTACAGATAGTAATAGAAAGGCACTCTTTAAAAAACCAAGTTTAGATGATGTTAAAAATTATTGTATTTTGCGAAATAATAATATAGATGCAGAAGCGTTCATTGCTTTTTATGAGTCAAAAGGTTGGATGGTTGGAAGTAATAAAATGAAAAATTGGAAACAAGCAATCATCACTTGGGAGAAAAGAGATGCAAAAAGGCAAACAATGGGAAAATTACACTCACAAATAAATGAATGGCAAGAAGCTAAAAAATTAATAAAATAAAAAGAAAATATGAAAACTAATGAATTATTTACAATGAATTTAGATGATGGAGAAGCTGAATTTAAGCCGACAAAAGAATTTAACAATTTAAACCCTTTATTAAAATGTGATATTTTAAAAGATTGGTTTTATGATGTACAAAAAGAGTATAACAAATCAGTAGAGGAGTTAGAAAGTGTTTTAAAAGAAATAAGAAATGAAAAAGCTTAAACAAGAAAACATACAAGAACTAACCGAGAAAGTGCTTGATCTAGTAGCTAAAACAGGAGTAGAGATAGGACATAAAACAGATAGAGAAACACTAGCAAATTTATCTAAAATATTTGCAGCAGATTTAATTGAGGAGAAACGATTTCAAAATATGACATTTAATCAAGTTAAAGATGCTTTCCATCAGGGAGTTAGATTTGGAAAAGAAGAACCTTTTTTAAATATCAGAACTTTTTATAAATGGGTATATGCTCACAAGAAAGTTGTAGATAATGCTTATTATCAAGTACATACACTTAACCAAGACCCAAAAACAGTACCTTATTATGAATCACAAAAACTATTAAGATGAAGATATTAAATCTATATTCAGGTATTGGTGGTAATAGGAAGCTTTGGGGAAATGAACATAAAATTACATCAGTTGAATTTAATGAAAAGATAGCTGATAAGTATAGGGAATTATACCCTAACGACAATGTAATAGTAGCAGATGCACACGAATACTTATTAGACCATTATAAAGAATTTGATTTTATATGGACATCACCGCCTTGTCAATCACATAGCACTACAAATTATTTTACGCACCATATAAGAAAAAGACCTGTTTATCCTTCAATGAAGTTATATGAAGAAATAATATTTTTGGATAATTTCTACAAAGGCAAGTATTGTGTGGAAAATGTAGTTAGTTATTATGAACCATTAATAAAGCCAACTAAGATAGGAAGACATTACTTGTGGTCTAATTTTAATATATCTTTAATTAATCAGCCTAAAGATGATATAGGAACTATGATGCAAAAATATGGAAATAAAGCGTGTAAAAAAACTTTAGAAGAAAGAAACGCAGTTAATTCAGAATTAGGTTTACATATACTACAACAAGCGTTAGGAATTATAATAGAAAATAAAGTTGAACAAAATAAACTATTTTAAAATGAAGATATTAACAACAGTATGGGGAATAATTATTGTCATCTGTATTTTAGAAGCATATTTTTGCACTAAATTTGAAGATGAATTATGAGAACAAAAGACAAAGTTAAACACTTATTAAGAGATGTTCCAAGTTTAAAAGATAATGACAGTAGACTATGCACACATATTTGGTTTAGAGAATTAGAAAAAATGGGGATTGATCCTTTTAAAATACCTGCAACAGATTTTTTAAAACTATATGCTAAAGATAAATTAACTGCTGCACCTAGTATAAAAAGAGCTAGAGCAAAACTCCAAGAAGAAGAACCTGAATTTAGAGGAGAAAAATATTATCTAAGAAAAGGAATATTACAAGACAAATGGAGAAAAGACTTAGGGTATGAAAATAACTAACGAAGATAATATGGAATTGATGTCAAGGTATAAAGATAATTATTTTGACTTAGCAATAGTTGACCCTCCTTATGCTGATGGGAATGATTTATTTTCTTTTGAGGTAAATTTAAAAAATAAAGAAAGAAAGCATTGCTTAAAGGATTGGAATAATAAAGCACCGACAAAAAAATATTTTAAAGAACTTTTTAGGGTAAGCAGAAATCAAATAATTTGGGGTGCTAATTACTTTGAAGGATTACCTTCTTCAAGAGGTTGGGTTTTTTGGGATAAAAGATATGATGGAATGCATAGTTTTTCTGATGGAGAATTAGCTTATACCTCATTTCATAAGCTACTTAAAAAATTCACATATAGAGGGGATGTAAAGAAAACATTTCATCCTACACAAAAACCTGTTAAACTGTATGAATGGCTTTTAATGAATTACGCAAAAGAAGGAGATAAAATATTAGACACACATCTTGGAAGTGGAAGTATTGCTATTGCTTGTCATAACTTAGGATATAATTTAACTGCTTGTGAATTAGACAAAGAATACTATGAAGCAGCTATTAAAAGAATCAAACAACATCAATCGCAATTGAGAATTATATAATGAAAACAATAAGTAAACTAAAAAAAGAACTTGACAAGTGGTTTAGTCTTTACATTAGACTTAGATCAGCAACTAATGAGGGTATGGTACAATGCTGCACTTCAGGCAGGGTTTATCATTATAAAGAGCTTCACGCAGGGCATTTTATTTCAAGAAGACATCTTGCAACGCGGTGGTGTGAGATAAATGTACAACCGCAGTCAGCAGCAGATAATTTATTCGGACAGGGCGAACAATACAAGTTTGGGTTGTTTTTAGATTCTAAATATGGAGTAGGAACTGCTGATGAACTACAACAAAAAGCTAGGCAAACTTTAAAACTTTCTAGGGTAGATTATGAAGATAAGATAGCTTATTATAAAAAGGTTGTTAATAACTTAAAAAAAGAAAAGGGAATTGAGTAACTTTTTTTATAACTTTGGCGTATGCATATTCCAATATATTCAGGCGAAGAACACAGGTCAATAGTTGAGATGTATATAAATATGTGTAAAAACTTTGCGGAAGAAGTTTCAACACAAACTAGATACAAGAATTATTTAGAAGTTATAGACCTTATTATAGAATATTCTAACGGATATGGACAGGGAACACAAGAGAGTGGTAGTTTTTACGATTGGATAATGATAATGCCTATTAATATTTCAGTAGCTACAAATGGATTCTTTGCAGGGATAGAAACGAAAACAAATGCAGCAGCATTAAGAGCATACAAAGTAGTCTTAGATGAAATGTTACATCAAACAGTTAGCAAATTATATGTATTAGAACCTAAAAATGACTGATATCTATATAGAAATATCAAAACTAACAGATAAGTTTAGGACAATGGCTTATGGTATTACAACAGATGAAAATAAAATAAACAATGCAGTTCAAGAGCTTATGCTCTATTTTCTCCAAGCAAACCCTTCTGTAATTAAAAAAATTTATGATAAAGATGGAATTGAGGGCATTATAAGATATGGTGCAGTTGCATTAAGAAGGTCATTAACAAGCACAAGAAGCAATTTTTACTATAAATATGAAAAGTATTATACATATATTGATGGAGCTAGTTATAATAGCAGCACAACTTTTAGTAGTGATGATGTGGCTCATAATATTGCTAATAATAAAAATGTGGCAAATATTCCAAACGAAGAAATAGATAACACAAAAATAGAGAAATTAGAATTAATAGATAAAGAGTTAGACAAACTAGAGTATTGGTATGACAGACAATTATTCAAGTTATATTATTATGAAGAAGGCAGCACTCTTGATTCTTTACATAAGAAAACAGGTATAAGCAGAAACAGTATATTCACAACAATAGATAAAGTGAGAACAATATTAAAAAAGAAATTAAATGAAAATGTATGATCCTATAAAGACAGATAGCTTTTTTATGCAGTTTGGCTTTAGACATCCTAATTGGAAAAAGAAAGTATGAACAAGTTTTTTGTTCCCAACAATATTTATGAAGATAGAATGTCTATCTGTAAAAGTTGTAGTTACTATTTTAAGCCAACAGGAAACTGCAAAGTCTGTATGTGCTTTATGAAAATCAAGTCCAGAATTTCAACTCAATCTTGCCCAAAAAAGAAATGGCAAAAAACAACTGAGATTGAAGTTCCTGATGATTTGCCACAAGAAATGATTGATGAGGTTTTAAAAGTATGGGAGAATCTAAAAACAGGAAGAGCAAAAGACCACGAGTCTAAAAAGATTATGATAACTTTGTACAATACAATATATAATACTAATTACAGTACAGGTACAAGTTGTGGCTCTTGTTTATCTACTTGTTTTGATGGCATTAAAAATTTATATAAAAAATATTCACAATGAGTTATTTAACACACTTAAAAAGAAACAAGATGCATTATTCTAATAGATGGATAGTTAAATATGATGATAATGATTTAGTAAGAGAAGTTAAACTAATATTTAATCCTGAAGAATATAGGCAAGAAAAGAAATGTAGAAAACTACACACACAAAAGGGTTTAATTAAAATACTAGAAAATGACAAAGAAAGAAGACATACCACATTATTACATAGGTAAAAAATATAAAATAGAAGCACGAAAAGTAGTGGAAGACTTCCAAGCTGACAACTATAATTTAGGCACTGCTATTACATACCTATTAAGAGCAGGGAAAAAAGAGGGCAACCCTTCTGAACAAGATATAAGAAAAGCTATTAACCATTTGCACTTTGAGTTAGATAGACTATATAAAAAAGGTGAAGTTAAAACAGGCGGACTAGCACAATGACACTATATAAATGCGAATGCGGTAAAGAAGAGAAAGAAGTTTCTAAAGCTAAAATAGTTTATAGAGAAAAAAAGTGGGTAGCTAATGTTATGTGTAGTTGTAACAAACATATGGATAGTGAACCTGAAGATGGTATGCCAAACCTTAAAAGAACAGAAGCATCACTAAGTAAAGAAAAAAGAGGTGATTACTTATGGGATGGTGCTAAAGAAAAGCTAATAGGAGAACGAGGTGTTAATGAACCTTTTAACTAATGAACTTTGTAATAAACAATAATAAAGATAAACAAACGCTTTTTAATTATTTAAAAGAGCTTCAAACTAACTATATAGTTAAAGTAAAAAAGCAAAGAAACAATAGAAGCAATATGCAGAACAATTATTATTGGTCGTGTATAGTACAACCATTAGCAAATGAACTCGGATATTTTCCTGATGAAATGCACGATACACTCAAAGTTAAGTTTTCAAGTGAATGGCAAAGTATAGATATTAATGATAAACAAATAGGACTACAAACAGTAAAGAGTACCGCAACAATGAATACTAAAGAGTTTGAAGTATATGCAGACCAAATAAGAATATGGGCGTTAACAGAACTAGGGATAAGATTAATGCTTCCAAATGAATATGAGTAATTTCTATTATATAATATAGAATTGAATAATCAATCTTTTTCAATTATGGATAAACGAATTAATAATGGGGGTGCTAGAAAGGGTGCAGGGCGTAAGTCTAAGGCAGAAGAACAAAAGCTAATAGAGAACTTAACACCTATGAACGCTAAGGCGTTGCAATCTTTAGAGCAGGGATTAGATAAAAAAGAACAATGGGCGGTCAAGCTATTCTTTGAATATTTCTATGGTAAACCTCAACAAAGAGTAGATGTTACGACAAATGAAGAGAGTATTAATATGCCTTTAATAACATTTGTAGAAACTGAAACTGAATAAGAAATATAATCCATTATTTGAATCTGATG